CGCAACGTCCAAGGGTTGCAGCCCCTGAACGTCACTTCCCAAACCATCGTTGAAAAGGAACGACAGATGAGCAAGAGCAATACTACTCTTACACAAGAGCGCCTTAAAGAACTTCTTCATTACAACCCGGAAACCGGGCGTTTTACAAGAATAGTCAGAACTTCTAACAGGGTGCAAATAGGGCAAGAAGCCGGAACCTCGCTGAGGCGCGGAGAAAGGCATATTCATATTTGCGGAGCCTTTCATTATGCCCATCGACTTGCATGGCTTTATGTTTTTGGGACTTGGCCGAATGGAAGCATTGATCATATTGACCACAACCCCGCAAACAACGCAATAAAAAATCTGCGCGACGTTCCGCAAAAAATAAATACGCAGAACAGACTTCACGCACAGACCAATAACGCCTCCGGGTATCTTGGCGTTTTTAAAGATAAACGCTACGGAAGATGGATTGCTAGAATTACGCTCAACAGAAAAGCAATTCATGTGGGCGTTTTTGATACCCCTCAAGAGGCGCATGAAGCCTATCTAAAAGCAAAACGTAGGCTTCATGCGGGATGCGTCATTTAACGTTTGGTCAGGTATAAAGCTGGCAGATGGGCGCGACTGCCGTGGTAAAGGTGCTGCTTACCGTGGTAATCGCTGCTGGAACGGTGCCAAACGTGCCCGCCTGAGTCCCGCAAATCACGTTGCTGCCATTGGCCGCAAGAACGTGCCGCACGGTATCGGTCGCGCCATCCAATTGCACCGCGATAAAGTAGCGGCCACGCGCCAGGTTGACTGGCGCAGTGAATGCGATGTTCTGCATGACCGAGGCACCAGCGGTCAAGGTTCCGGCGGTTGCGGTATTGGCAATCAGCACACCACTCGACCCGTACAGAGCAAAGATGTACTTGTTCGTTCCTACCGTGGTTCCGTTCAGGCAACCAGCACCGGCCCAAGTGTTGTTGTGCGGCACGAAGATTTCCGAGTAGTTCCACGTTCCGGCAGTTTGCGCGACGCCGTTGGTTTCGTAGCCGGTCAGGGCTGCGCTTCCAAGGGCAATATTGGGCAGAATGCTCGGCCCTTGCCGGTAGGTCGGCGTCGAATACCCCGCCGAATCCGCGACCATGACGTTGCCGCCTTGCGTCAAAAACTGATCCGGGCCGCCGATAACAGCCGCCATTGAGGTCGTCTGCGCCGCAGTCGCCAACCCTTGCGCGATCAGCGATGCTTCGGTCGAATCCGGGAACGTAACCGGCACCGTTGAGCTTGCAGCGAATCCCGCGTAACTCCTGAGAAGATATACAGACATGATTTTTTCCTTTTCCAGTAGGCCGGGTTAGGCGACAGAATAGTATTTGCAGCTCAACTCCGGATAGGTCGCTACCCACCCGAACAGCACATCGATACGCATGATGCTGTTGTCGTTGATCCCGTCATAAAACTCGGTCACTTTGACGGTAAAGCCATCCTCGGTACGCTGCGCAACGTCGATCACACCCTTTCCATCGGGAGGTGCCCACATCGGCACCATCGCCAGGGTGAAGGCGTCCTTGTGGTAAGCCACGTTGGTGCTGTAGCCGGTGGACGCCGCACCGGAGATGGTGAAGGCTTGGCCGGTCGTCGGGCTTGCGCTCACGTTCTGGAAGGCTCCGGAGGTCACGATTGCAGGGGAGATCGGCAGGGAAGTTGCACCCTGCGCCACGTCCGAGGTGATCACGAAGTCCATCAGCACGCCGGTCGATTGGCGGCTTTGCGGGTTCACCGCGAAGCAGCCAACAAACTGCACGATGGTGCCTCGGGAGATCGTGCCCGCGCCCGTTGCGGCCACTGTAATGGTAGATCCGGTTTGGTTTGCGCCGTTCACGTTGCTCGCGGTTCCTGCCCCGTTGGTGTGCACATCGACGTTCTGATCCATGCCGTAGGCGATGCCCAGGCTATCAACCATCATCCCGCTTTGAAACTGCTTCGAAAGCGTCGCCTGCGAATTGAACAGCCCCGCAAAGCCCTGAATCAAAGACGCATTCAAAGCCGGGTTGCTGATCAACGTGCGGCGACGGTCCCGAGGCGCGGCCATTTCATCCAGCCTGCGATTCAAGCCGGTGACTGCGGCCAGGGCATTTGCCTGCGAAGTCGGCAAAGCACCGGCAGCATTGATACAGTTGTACGTCGAATAATGCGCGAGGGTCAGCCCCTGTCGGTCGATTTCGTTGGCGACCGGCGCAATTGCCGCTTCAATCTTGTCCTCCAGTTTGGTGAGCGAAAGAGTCCGCTCAATGCTGGTAAAGGACATATCGCAGCCGCCCTGATTGACGGTCAGCGGCACGGTCGTTTCGACGGTTGCCTGCGGAACGGCGACCCGGCCAGCGCGGTAGGTATAACGCGGCGGCTTCTTGATCTGGATCGTCTGCCCCGGCGCATAACCACGGCTCATGTTGCTTTTGTACTCGTCCTCCCAATCACGGTTCACGTTCTTGGAAAACGAAAGCATGTTTTTCAGGATCGGCAGGGTTTCCCTTGCCACGATGCTACAGGTGACTAGCGTATTTGCCATTTTGGGTAAAGCTCCTTCTATGGGAAGCCCAATTTCTGGACTGGGGCGGCGTCATCTCGACGGCGCGTTATTTTGCTACTGTGCCCACCTCGCGCCCTGTGCTTTCCTCCACGCTTTGTATTCAGTGTCACTCATCCTTGAGGGATCACTGTTACCAGCGCGGCCAGAACCTACAGGCTTGATCGGTGGCGGTGCGTTCGATGCCTTCACTACCTTGGTAAGCCGGTCCTCTAGCTTTCCCAATTCAGCCACTTGCCGCAAGGGTGAGAGCTTGGCGATCCGCGCAGCTTCGTCAGCATGTGTCGCAAGGTAGTACAGCGTTTCCGGGCCTTTGTCGGATTCCACGATGGCGCGTCTTGCCTGCATGTCGAAGTCCTGCAATTCTTCTTCGGCAAACGGCGTTACAACGTCCTCGTAATCCTTCGTCGCCTTCTGGAATGCCGCTTCGCGTTGCGTCCAATTCTTTGCGAGTTCGGCGTTTCCATCGGTCTGCTGCGAATGCTTTTGCCTTGCTTCAATGGCCTCTAGATGGGGCTTGATGGCTGCATTGGCTTCTTGCTTTGCGTCGTATCTCCACACGGCGCGCAGGAAACTTGCATCATCCTGGTAATCCTCACGCTTTGGCTCATCACTGACTGCCGCAGGTTTCGCTTTGAGTTCGGCAAGCTGTTCACGAAGTAGCCGCGCTTCGGTTCTGGCTTCGGCAAGTTCTGCTGCTTTCCTTGCGTTCTGCCTCGCCCTGCGTGACTCTTTCTTTTCAGCTTGCTGCTCTGGCGTGTCTTGCGTTTCCGCGTTCTCGTCATCCGCAGCGGGTGCGGGTTCTGTCGGTTTTTTGTCGTCCGCACCGGGCGCGGGAGATACGGGAGCAAGTTCCGCTTCCGTCGATGCACTTATACCTTCAGGATCAGGCAATGTCAACTCCTTTCGTGGTAAACACTACAAAACCAAGGCGAATGCCTGCGAGCCGGTAGCCTGCCGCAGTCGCCGCTGCGTCGATGGCGTCCTGATTGCTGGCGTATTCGTCTTGTGGAAAGTCGATGGCTTTTGGGTGCGACGATGCGAAACGCTTTGCATAGTTCATTTGTCGCTTGGCGCTTCCTGGTCTGTCGCAGGGCAGCGCAATGCCGCAACCTCGCCGTTCAGTTCCGCCACCGCCCACGCAAGGTCGGCAATTTGGCGTTTCAGCGACGCAATAACCGCCTGATTTCTAGCCTCATCCGCACTCATTCTGCCCCCTTTAAATCTGCAATTTGCGCGTCGAGGTCGGCAAGCTGTTTAACCAGTGCCGCCCGTTCCGCTTCTTTTGATGCAATCTGAACAATATAGGTTGTCGTCCCGGTTTGCTCCCCTGTTGCCGGATCAAATACGGGCGCGGTGAGTGTGACAAATCCTGTTTGCTTCACAGTCTTTTTGCTGTCAACCGGATCGGGCTTGGTTTGCGTTTCAAGGTCAACGGCAATGCCTGCCGCTTTGAGTTTTGCGTAAGTGGTCGCGTCCATGATTACCCCTTAGTGAACGGATTCAAGCGAACGGATGCGCGCTTCAAGCGTAGCAATGGCATTTACGAGCGCGGCAGTAACGGGGCGGTCTGAGAAGGATCTGCGTCCATCGGCATTGCGCCCCACCGCTTCGGGAATCACGCCTTCAACGATGTTTGCGGAAAATCCGGTGTAATCGTGAACGGTATCCAGCCCGTAATCACGCTCCCCTGCCGCGTTGTAGTTGTAGGTGATCGCCGCATCTTTTCGAGATAAGGCAAGGATTGCGTCCAACCCCCGCTTAAATGGTCGAATGTTCGTTTTCACGGATTCATCCGATACGCTGCTGATTACACCGGCAGCGGAGAAAGTAGCCGCCCCAGCCCCGTATGCTGCCATTGTTCCAATGCCGGATTTATTCATCGCCCAATAGCTAGTTGCGCCAACAATGTGATCGAAGATTTTGCTCGCTGCGTTGCTGGCGGTGTCTGTGATGGTGTATTTCAGGCCGGTGAACGTAATCGCCGCATTATTCCAAGTCTGAGTAGCACTGATCGCCTGAACGTCAGTGGTGGCGGTTCCTGCGGTGATGCCGATACCACGCCCTGCTGTGGTAGTCAGATCAACAATGTTACTTGATCCTGCCGCTAGATACAGTGAGCTCGGGCCATTGACAACGGTTGCAACGCTTGTCGCGTACAGGCTGAAGTTTGATCCTGATGGAACGTTGTGGCTGCCCCATATTGCACTTTGCGTCGTCGCTAAGTTGCCTATTATCCATCCAGTATTTCCACTCGCAGTACCAGTCCCATCGCCTGAAATCATCAGTTGCTTGGCGGCGTAGCGGGTAATATAGGTATCGAGACTGCCACCGGTCAGATTATTGGTCGAGTTGAACGCGACAACCGAACCAGAACTCATTCTCTGCGCAAACTCACCACCGCTACCCGTTGCATCCGCTAGGTACATTGATGTTATCGCGCCACCGAAACCATAAGACAGCAAACGCCCGTTGCTTCCAGTATCGTTAATCGTCCATTTGATTTGGCCGTTTGACGAATACGAAGTGAAAGACCCTAATACCGACCCCGCTGTTCCTAGCGTTAAAGTCGGACCCACAAATCCAGTCGTCGCGGTGATGGTGGTGCCGGTGATAGGACTTGTCCCATACGACAAAATATTCGCAGGCGTCAGGTAGTAATTTGCCCCCGCCCGCGCAATCGGGAATCTGTCCGTCGCCAGTGCTGGCGTGCCGTTGGTCAATGCGCTTATTTTTGTATCGGCCATTTGTTATTCCAGTAGGAAAGTTGAAACGCCATCTTCTTGCAGCAAATACGAGCCATCTTCAAGCAGCAAATCCGAACCCGGATGCGCGTCAGGCGAACGACTCCCAAGCAGATTGATTGCCGCAATGTTTATGCGGTTAATGATGTAATTGAGCATTACAGAAACGCCTGGAAATACATCGTTCCGCTGCTAGAAATCCGAATGGCGCTGATGTAGTTCGGCCCCGATTCATCCGTGATCGGCAGGAATATCGGCGTCAATGCCGGGAGCGGCGTATCTGCCGCAGTCGCGGCAAGCGTCGATCCGGGTCCAACCTTGATATACGCATCCGTCGAACACCACACCATCACGCAATTTGATGGCGTCGGGATCGCCGCCGACGAAACCCCCGCCGTGCCAGTGTAGGAAACGCTCGCCCCGGCCCCTGCCGGTTGCCGCAATACGCTTTGCCTGTCGCCCTGTGTGCTCATATCAAGCCCTTTCTGTTAGCGCCGATATTGCGGCGTCCAATGACTGTTTCATCTCGCCATGCATCTGCACCAGCGCCTGAACCATCGCGGCGGAATTGACCGCCTCTTGCTGTTCGTGTTCTGCTGATTCCTGCGGCTTTGCCATCTGGCAGACCGCCGTGTGCATAGCGTCCTCAATTTCCTTGAACTTCGCCATCAGGTCGGCAACTACCCGCTGCGTGGCCGCATCCTGCTTGATCGCAACGTTCTCTAACTCGGTTTTCATGCGCGAGAAGTCCGCCGACATAACGCGGGTTTGCGCATCAAGCGATTTCTTGGCCGCCTCTAACTGGCTTTTCTCGGCTTCGATGGCTTGCTTTTCTTCGCCCATTCCTTGAATTGCCTGCTCCAGCTGCTGAATGTGCATTTCCATGCCGGCAATAGCCTGCCCCGCTTGAGCAACGGGCAGCGGTCCTTTTGGCGTCTGGATAACCTCACCATCTTCATCGTCGTCGCCCTTGATCTCTGGCGGAATCGTGCGGGAGATGCGTTCTGCAATTTCCTCGGCTCCTGGCCAATCCATCGCCTTCACGACCTTATCTCCGGCAATGTCCATCAACTTCGGCCAGGACTGCCCGAATTGAATCATCGCGTCGGCGGCTTCCTGCCGCATCGTGGTGTAGCTCGGGCCTGAAGTCACCGTCACATCGTACGTGCCAACAGTCAAATCGTTCAAAACGTCGCGCACCTCGCCTGCCTCATTTTTCTCGCCTGCAACGTTCGGCTTGTTTATCGTGGCATAGGTCGCACTGTCGTCGTCACCAAGAATGCGAACCGCCCTTTCCGTGTCGTAGACCTTGGGCAGCATGTTGATGATGCAACGCCCCGCGTGGCGTCTGGTGCGGTTCAGGTTGTCGGTAAAGTGGAAGTTAGCAACGTCGCCCTCACGCTGCCTTGCAACAATCGCCCTGCCGCTCGTTTCGTTGCTTTTCGCCCCTAGCGATGCGTCATAGATGCCGGTCGTTTTCTTGATGTTCTCCGACGCATGCAAAGCCATTGCCAGCATTCCGTTAGGAACATCAGCGGGAGCCTGTCTCTGCGGCGGCGGCGCAAGCGTTCCGTCAATCGTGATCGGCTTATATTCCATATAGGCAAAGCTGCGATTGTTCGCCTGCGACCACGTATCCTCATTGCCCTCGAATTGCCCTTCAGCGCCAATAAACGGCGATTTCGGGCGCAGCGCAACTTCTTCCGTGGCGCAGGTCATGAAAAAGTTATATTGCCTTGCGGGGTCTTTTGCGGCCCTTATCAGGCCAGATCGGATGATCTTGCCTTCAATGTCTAATTCGTCGCCGTAGACCGGAAACACCGGAATCCAGCGGCACGGAATAACGGCAGACTCCAATTCCTCGACTGCCGTGATCTTTGACCATTCCACCTTGCAGCGCGGCCCTTTGCGTGTCTTGATGATCGTCACGCCGGGAGGCATCTCCAATAGGTCAGACTTGAAGCCGCTTTCGCCGTTGGACAGCAGGACAATTTCTTCCTCTGTCTCGGTGATCCGGTAATACTCGGCAACCCTAACCATCTGGTCGTCGCACCATTCATGGAAATCGCCAGTTCCGACCACCTCATCGAAACCGGCCATGTCCGCTTTTGGATAAGCTGCGCGAAATTCGTCCCTTGGCATCTTGACGCTGATAATGACAAAACGCGCATCAGCCCCGTCAGCGGCTTCCGATGCAGGGTCAAAATACACCGTCATCGGGTTGCGGATCGACTCAAACATGATGTTTTGATTGAACGAGGTTTCGTTCTCGTATTCAGTCACCAGCCGGAAGTAACCGAAACCGATAGCCGCAGCGGAATTAACGGCCCGGTCATAGGCAACGTCCGCATTGCTGTCGTACTCAATGTGCCGAATCAGCCCCTGGATAACCTCGGCGGTTTCAACGTCCGCGTTGTCGTCAACCGGATGAACCTTGATGCTTCCTTTGTTCATGCGCTGATCGTTAGTGACCTGGTGCAAGAATGTGGGCAGCGTGTTGATGGTCAGGCATGGCCTACCATCCAGATCACGAGCACGCTTGATTTCTTCCGGCCACTGATCGCCAGATAGAAAACGCAGATCGTCCAGCGCGTTCGAACGGTTATCGCCCTCAAACTGGATGCACATTTGCAGGCGCTCGCGGCATTCCTTCAGGACGGCATCGAAGCCCTTCCCCTTCTTTTCGCCGGTCGTCCCTGCCTGATCGTTCGGCGTGCTGGTGTCGTTCATGCGGCAACCTTCAAACCGTGGAAGGCGCGAGCCATCAGCTTAGGCGACTCCTGCACCACCGCGAAGCCAAGCCGCGTATAGAAACGCTCAAGCCGTTCTGCGTCCATCACATCGCCGGATTCAGGCATCAGAAACAGCACCTTTCCGGCAGCGTCCGCTTCATCACAAACCGCCCGCATCAGCCGCGTGCCGTGGCCTTTGCCTCGTTCTCCTGCCTTGAGTTCCACCACCTCGCGCATGTCCTCCCACATCTCAACGGGAAGCCCCTCTGGAATGGCAATCCGGCATGACGCCGATTTACAGGTGCGCAGGCCGGGTTTCATTGCATCCATGCGCCACCCCTTGGGACATAGACACGCCCCGCGCCTTGATCCGGCTTCTTTTCTTTCTTGCCAGCCACCACGCCGGGGAATAGCTCGGTCAGCGCCCAAATCGCAGCATCCGCACGGTTCGGGCTGTTGTCGCCCAAATATCCGACCGTCGAGAACGCGGTTAGCTCATCCTCCAATTCACGGAAATAACCCACATGGCGGACTTTCCCCTGCTCGTACAGCGCGGAGATTGGTTCTGCCCTTACCGCCTTGCCTCTGGTTGCTGTGACTGCCTTGTAGGGCGTTCTGCGGCGTGCGGTCTGGATCGTGTGCTGCACCATCGCCCCGCCGTAGTTGACTTCACCCACGACCACATCAGCTTCGTGGCGGTCATAAGCATCCGTTGCGACCTTGCCCCATGTTGCAGGGCCAGCCTTAACAGTGCAATCCTCAAGCAAGTAAGCGTTGCCATCAGTACCAAGCGCAGCAACCACGATCCCAATGGCGTCATTGTCCGCGTTGTCCACATCGCCCGAACCCGAAGGATCAACGCCCACCACCACCCGAATGAAATCCGGCAAATCGCCATCAAGAACGCGCCACTTTTCGATTGTTTCATCGGCAAATAGCTGGTTTGGCGTTGCATCGGCAAATTCGCCCTTCAGGAATCGCTTACGCAAACGAGGGGAAAGCGCGGCCAGGGTGTCTAGATAACCGGGCGCAAGGTTCTCGGTGTTGTCCTCGGGGTTCATCTGGAATGATGCGTAATCGTCAGGATGCGATAGCGCCATCTTCGATTCAGGGTCCACCTTTTGCACGAACATGCGATAGGACCAGTGAGCCTTAGAAGGCGGATTGCAGTCGTAGTACATGCGCGGCTTCAACCGGGTAGGCTCCCGGTTTTCCATGCGCGTCTGCACAAGCTGCGCCAAACGGGTAGCGGCCATATCGCGGGAGTTCTGCGGAATCTGGCTGCACTCATTGAGGTAAATCGTGCAGTTATGCCCTAAAAACCCGTCAGCTATAAAAGTTTTTGACGATGTTCCTAAAGCGACAACATCACCAACACCCAGCGGCTCTATTGAAATTACTCTTGCGAAATGGTTATCACCGTGTCCGTTGAATGGACGCCGCCCATCCCACAGCGCGCGAGCCTTCGGCAGCAGCCGAACAGGGCGCGCAATCCCGAGAGCCTTTAATGCTGACCACAAACCGGCAAACAATACCGAATAACACCCACTTGCCTTTTGCTTCTGCACAGAAAACCGCAGCCCTAGCCTACCAGCCACATCTCGGAGTTTGTCAAACACAGCACCAGGCTTTTGAACAATGCTTACTTGCCCATTTTGGGAAACGCAGCCCTCACCATCAAACATGCCAGAAAGCCACCCAATATCATGGCTTTCCTTTGACTCCCACGGGGAACATGCAAATTTTATTCTGGCACCTAGCTTTAGTTCTTGCGCCATCGTCCATCGCAGGGGACGATTGGATGTAAGTTCAGCAGAAGGATGCTCAACAAACCGATGCTCCCCAGAAACTATCGTGCTTCCCCTATCGGTTACTACCCGGAATTTCGACGCCTGAATTACCTCAGATCGTTCGACAAACGAACCTTTCAAGGTCTGATTCCCAAATAGCCGCTCAGGAAATCCGATCAATTCCTCGCCAACCACAAGCGCATCAGCGCGTTTCCATTGCAAATCAGCGGTAAGAATCAAAGCGGCAGGATCTACGCAATGTTCCTGCCCGAGAATCTTTTCGGTGCGCTCTTTGTCGTCAAGGCCACCGAACCAGATTTGCGACTCACCAAGTTTTGCGTACCAGTCCGTTTTGTCGATCTTGGCTTCTACGCCGGGAAACGCGAGCGATAGCACCTTGGGGAAGGTGTCAAGAACGATGGACGCCTTGACATGATTGAACCGGAACCGAAGCACCGCATGCCGAGAACCGGGAGCCTTGAGCGCCCGAAAGATCACGTTCCGCATGTGGAGAAAGGTTTTGCCGGAACGGGAGCCACCGAACAGCATGATATGGCTAGCCGGTCCTGCGATGATGTGCTGTGCCTGCTGCTGTTTTTCTGTCAGTTTCAAAGCTGCTCATCCAGCGCGGTAGCCTGCACAATGGTGATTGGGCCACCGTCCGCGCCTGTAATCGCCTGCGCCGGTTTCCCATCAAGCGTATCGCGCAACTGCACCATTGCGGCCAGTTCGGTGCTTGCCATGTCTAGCAAGTTCTCAGCGATGCGGCGAAGTGTCGCGCCATCTTCTTTGGCCTCTGCGTCACGCGCTTTGATAGCGCGGATAACCGCCTGCTCAAACATCTTTGATTTAGCAGCATTTCTGTTGCCGATTTGTGCGCCGCGTTCGGCCATTCGTTTCAAATCTCAAATTGTTGTGGGCAATAAAAAACCCGACCTAAGCCGGGTTCCACTCACCGAAGCAAAAGCCATGCGCATTTATACCACAATATTCTGGAAATGGCTGACAGTGAACAATGGCCAGACAATGCTGGCGGTATGCCTAGCAAGACTTTGAGAGAAAGGGGTGCGGGGATTGAGAGCTATTCCCCGCTTGTGAGAGGGTTGGAGCTTTGCGCAAACCCGAATAATGCATTGTATGTACGAATTAGCGAAACGTTGATGTACTTTTACAATTATTCTTTAAGTCCGCATTGCAACCTCATAATCATTAACGTTTATTGCTATTTTCTAAGGAAAACGATACCGCTTGAC